AATTGATGAGTTTCTTGGTACGCGCTTGCCATTTGGCAAACTCGTTGTCGTACTGACCGATAAGGCGCAGATACCTGTCTAACTCTGAACTGACCGGCTGTTCCATTACGCTTTATTCCTTGCGCTAATTGCCTTCGCCTTGGCCTTTGCGTCCTCTTTGCTGGACGCACCCCACGCTCGTAGCGCGAGGGCGAGGCGGGTTGGCTCACCGTTCTTTTCCATCGGCCCTGCCGTATTGCCCATGCGGGCGAGGAACGATGCGCGGCGTGGGTTGTCGCCTGACTTCACGGGGGGCTTCAGCGTCCCGCCTGTCTCGGCCTTGTAGGAAGCACGACCCTTGGCGTTTAGACCGCCCTTCGGGTTCTTCCCCTCGCTACGCTGCCACGCTGCGCTCATTTGTTTTCGGGCTTCACAGTTTTGGCTGACTCACGGAACGCTTTGGCGGTCGGTGCGCCCTTCTCACCCGGCTTACGCATACGCTCACCGCTACCGGCAGCAATACGTTCGCGCTTGGCGAGGATGTTGGCGTACAAACCGGCTTTGCGTCTGCCGTCCATTACGGCGTAAAGAGGCCAACGGCAAGCACCGTCGCGCCCGCTCCCGTCGTGATCTTCCACGGGCCGGTTGCCGCAGCAAGACCGAGTTCAAGGCTGTAGACACCAACGGGCGTGTTTGCCGCCATCGTCAGGATCGTCGTGCTGCCATCAATGACGCTCAAGGTGCTAGTGCCGGTCGCCGTGACGGTGACAACGATGCGATGCAGGTAATCACCCGCCGCGCCCGTGCCGCCCAACACCTGTGCAGTCTGCGATGCCGCCACCGTCTCATACGGGTAACGGTAAGGAAATGGTACTCCGCTCATATTCTCGCTCTCCGGGGCGAACGCTCATGCACCGCCCACATATCGTTAAGGGTGACCTGATTTTGCGGCCCGACGATCAACGCCTTCGGTTCCAGCGCGGTGACATTCGTCGGCTCTTGTCGCCACGCAATCGCTAACATCCGAAAGGCATCGGCAGGGTGACTCGTCCAATCGTGACGAGGTGTCTGCCGAAACGCCTTTTTGTCCTCGTCGTATTCTCGCTGATATTGCCTCAAGGCTTCAATACCATCTTCACAGCGTTTGTCAAACCATACTCGTGGGAGCATATGGCGCACCGCTTGGATGCCGTCCTGCACCGATAGGTCAGGCACGATGGCAAGTTTGCTGATGCCAAGGAACTCGGCTAACTGCTCAATGATGCTTTTGCCGCCCGAGGCCAGCGTCTTGGCCTTTGCGTCATGCGGGAGCCAATGCTTGCCAAACTTGTAGCCTCGGTCACGGATAATGCCCGCAAGGTCAGCGATGCTGGCCCCCGAGATGCTGAAGAAGTCCACGACGTGAATCTCACCGCCTACGACCTGATAGAACCAGCACGCGGTGTCGTCCTTGTAACCCAAGTCCCAAGCGGTGTGTACAGGAAGGTGCTCGTCCACGGGAACGTGCGTGATGCGGCCTTGATCTTGCGCCTCTCGCAACTCTCGCCCGTAAAAAGCACCGAGGATGGCAGCCTCAAAACTGCACTCGTACTCCTGTAAGTACTGATCCTCGGTCAACTGCGCTCTAGCGGCGGCTAACTCCGATTCCGGGAGTAGCCGGGACTGACTTGCCGGTAGGCGCAACAGGAACCAATCGCCGGGGTCTTTCTGTGCGGTCTGGTATATCTGCCAAAACTGATTCTTGCCCTTTGGCGTACCCGCAAAGACGGCCCAGCCTTGTTTGTCTGACAGCGCGGGACGAATAACGTTTCCAAATACCGATGGTTTGAAGTCGCCGTATTCGTCAAGGTAAATGCCGCTGAAGCCTAGACCACGCATCGCATCTGCGTTGTCGGCACCGAATAGGCTGACCTTGGCCCCGTTCGTCAGCACCAACGTCATCATCTGTTCGTTGATGTCTTTGATGATCGGGGCTGCGTAAAACTTAAAGTAATCCCACGCGATTCGGCGTGCTTGGTTCTGATAGGGGGCGACGTAGCCGAACAGCCCATTGGGGGCTTGGTACATCGCTGCGGCCCGGATGATATCGTTGACGGCTGCTACGGTTTTACCTGCGCGGCGGTGTGCGACAAGGCACGCCCAGCGTTTAGTGCGGTCATGGAAAGGCATGAACGCCCTGCGCGGGTTGTACGGCAGCAGGATGTCAGTCAATCGGCTTGCCCCAACGTAGGACGGTTTCGGTCTGCTGCGGGCCGCCACCCTCTCCCGTCACTTCTTGACGAGCAAGGTCAGGGGCAACCTTCTTCAACAGTATTTCCGCTGCCTTAATCTGCGTCGGGGTCATTTCAACCTCGCCTAACGCATGGTCATGGAGCCGCGAGACAAGGTGTGTGGCCTTGATCCGCAGTTTCCATTCTTCTCGCAGGGTCGTATGTATTTTCCTTGCTGCCATGTTGTTGACTTTAGTGGTTTTTTTACAACATACCAAGGGTTATTTTCGTAAAGCGCGGGCGAGTTTGACGTTCGTCGGTTCAAACACCGTCGCAACCTTTTGGCTAGGGCTGTAATACCCCGAATAACCGTATGCTTTCATTAGCCTTTCAAAATCGTTTGCCCGAGCAAATTCGTCAATTGTGCCGGGGTTCATTTGAGCCAGCGGCGAGGTCGTGTTGACAACATCTGCCAGCAGCCCAAGTTTCGCCGGGTCTCTGTTAATGTTGTAGAGGTTTGAGCCTTGAGCCGTATAAACGTTCGGCCCTAAACCGACCTCTGGGGGAACAGCGCCCGGTCGCCCCGTGTAAAAGTATGTTCTTCCCCGCACATCGGGAGCCTGACGCAAACGGTTTTGTTCTTCGCCTTTTATTCCCGTCCCGTAACGTCTCGGATCGGTTTGAGTTAGGGAAGGACTTTGACTGTAGTGAGTCAATGGCATTGCCGAGACCGTTTTTGGGTCAGGCGTAATGATCCCTTCAAAGCCTTGGATCGGTGCGCCCATGTAATCAATTTGGATCATTTCTGCGGGCAGCACTACCGACTTTTGCGGAGCGTACTGGAAATCGTTGAACAATTCTTGCCGCTGCTGCCTCAATTCCTTAATTTCAGCAGGGTCAAAACGGTATTGCTCGGCAGTCGCAATACGGTTATCTAACTCTAAAATCTGCGCTTTTAGTTCGGCATTTAGTGGCGAATAATTAACCAGACTGTTTTGGCCCCTTGTTTCGCTAGACATTGCGATTTTTGCCAACGGGCTGAACATTTGACTATGGGCTGCCCACGCCACTTCTTCCCCCGCTGGGCCAAATTGATTTCGGTGTACGGCGTGACCAAAGTAGTCATGCACCGCTCTAAACATTTCGTTGTATGATAATCCGGTATCTGGGTCTAATTGCCCCAAAAATTCGTGCGGTTCACCGCCGCGATAGACAAACAGATGCCCGCGTTTGTCTATATCTTCAAACAACTCTTTGCTGGACTTATACGATCCCTCACCGCCCCTGTAAAAAGACATGGCAACCGGCAAGGAGTCAAATTGCGATTTAACTTCTTTTGCTAACTGAAGATATGATTTCTCTAGCAAATCGTCGTAGTTTTTAACTTTTGCTTTTTGCAGCACATCAGGCATCACACGCTCATATGATTTTAGCGTTGCGGTTTTGTACTGCGGAGTTTCACGGGTTGCTTCCAGAAACACGCGACCAATAGGTGCTTGTTTCTGCAAACTGCTCGGTGGATTTTTCGGCAATTTGTAGGGCGTTCCAAATTGCGCTTCGGTGTACCTTGAGGCGACTTGCGCTGGCGTTAAACGTCGTCCAGAAACCGTTTGTGGCGCATTAGATGTCGCCATCGCCACGCCTGTTCTTCCTCCGACAGAGGCTTGGCCTTGCCGTACTTTTTGTCCATCCGATCCAGAAGTTCCTTGGACTTGGCTAACTTGGCCCGCACCCGGTTCTCTCTGTCGGATTCGGAGGAATGGCCCTTCTTCTCGTCGCTCATAAATCACCCTTGATGGTTTTCGGGTCGCGCCCATGCCCGCGACAACGCCTTCAACCGGCGCAACGGCTGAACTACCAAATGCACCGCCCATGACGTTGGTAGCCACGTTCATGGCTTCTTGCGGATCAACGCGGTTGCCTCGGGCTGCGTAACCCGGCGCAACTAACGCTTTGGCTGCGTCATAAACAAATTGTGGGGCGACCAACCCCGTTGCTTTACTGTAAAACGGCAAAATGTTGCTTCGTTCAACGTTCGGCTGCAAACCAGTTAAACGTTGAACTTCCGATTCCAGCGACGGCCTGTACCCTGCCATCTCTGACTGATCGTTTTGCTCTGCGGCTAACGCTAGTTGAAGTCGTTGCCGGTCAGTCAATTGACCTTTATAAGCAAGCGCAGCAGCAATTCTGTTGCGATCAGCCGCCATATCACGAAAGGTTGGTCAACTTGTAGCGTAAAGACAACACTTCGTCCACGACCGAATCAAACAGGTTGACGAGTTCGGGGTCTTTCGGGAGTACCTCGCGCATTTCGTCAAGGAACGCCATCAGTTTGTCAGCGTAAGCCTTCGGGTCTTTGTGGCTGTGCGTGTCGGTCGGGTAGTTCGTGATTAGCCCGTAGCGACCTTGATAACCTTCTGCCCAACTGTCCACCAGACCGGGGATCGCGGCGTAATAGGCTCCCAACGCTTTGTGTTGCGCGTATGAGCGAGTCCCTAAATGTTGCAGATGAGCGACCGTGGCGCTGTGGAGCATCGTCGCAACGAATACCCCGGCTGGTTTGTCGTGGCTTGCCATTACTGCATCATCTCGTAGAGTTTGGATTTCTTGGCTTTGCGCTTCGGCTTCTTGCCCTCGTCTTCGTCCTTTTTCTCGGCTTTTTCGTGCGCTTCGCTTTCGTCGTCTAGCGCATCTAACGCCGCCATGAGTTTGTCTTTGCGAGTGTCAGGCATGGAATTACCCCAAGAATAGGCTTCATTCCGAGGCTATAGCGTTTGTGATAAGGTTGCAAGATGGACACGATTTCTGACGAATATCGCGCCGAGCAAGTCAAACTGCACATGAACCCCAACTACGGCGTGGCCTCTATTGCCTTTGCGCCTCTTGTTGCGGAACTACTGCGTAACAACAAATGGCAGTCGCTCCACGACTACGGCGCGGGTAAGCAAAATCTCCGCAAGGCGCTGGAAGCCGAGAAACTGGAGATTGAGTATTCTGCTTATGACCCGGCGTTCCCCGAGTACGGTAGCCCACAGACGGCTGATCTAGTGTGCTGCATTGATGTCCTTGAACACATAGAACCTGACCGCCTTGATGCTGTGCTGGACGATTTAATGCGTATCGTTAAGCGGTATGGGTTTTTTAGCATCCATACCGGGCCAGCGGGCAAGGTGTTATCGGATGGCAGTAACGCTCACTTAATCCAAGCCCCGCCGTCTTGGTGGCTCCCGCACCTCTGCAAGCGGTTTGAGATTTTGCACCTACAAGCCCATCGGCTCATGGGGCCGGGGTTCTGGGTATTGGTCAGCCCTCTTGAGGCCCACACGCATCCAGCCAGCGACCAATAAGTTCTATCACCGCGACCTGTGCGTCACGGGCGACGTAGAACTCTCCTCGCGGTTCAAATATCTCGGCGAACTTTTCTTGCGTCGGGCGTAGTTTGCCGGTCTTGACCTTGATCTCCACCCAACACACCCAGAGCCGCCCATCGGGTAGCGGGCGAGTGACGAGCCTATCGGGGACGTAACCCGCCCCAGCAAAGTCGTGGACGGTAAACCCTGCCGCCGTTAAGGCTTCGCCGATCTCGCCGTCGTTCGCGTCTCGCCGACGTTTGTATCTCATCGGTTAGAGTTTGGCGGCATAATGGTCATCTTCCAGCCCTTCGGTGTCTCCGCAAACCCCACCGCTTTGAGTTGCTCGGGGCTACGACAGTTCCCGTCTACCCGTCTGTGCTTGCGTAACGTCTCGGGTGTCACGAACGTCTGTTTACACTCTTTGCAAGTGCGTATCTTTTTAGGCAGCGGCGGCTTTGGCTTTGAGTCGTTTAACACCGCTTTCTCCGAAAAAACACCACACCATCGTCCGTAAGCCCGGATCACCGAGTACATCGTTCGGGTCAGCCGAGCGTAAATGCAGGGCAATCGTGTCCTTGAGCCACACCATATAATCCTGCGTATTGGGGCCGGGGTCTACCGTGTACCGCGCCCACAGCGCATCGCAGAGTTTAAGACGGTTTAGCGGAGTCGGTGGTTCTCGCTCCCATCCCTTTGCCGCGTAGGCTTTCGCGTTCGTGAACCACGCTTCCTCGGCGGCGACTTGTTTTTCAGTCTTGACAGGTTTTTCGCCAAAGGCTGTTTTGGTTTTTTTTAGATCAAACAACCCTTGCCATTGGTTGCTGATGGACTGATCTACCACCGCAGCCTGATCGTCACCGTACCGCTGAAGTTTTAACTTCATGGCCTGTTCAGAGGCTTCCTTGATCGGTTTCTTGATGGCTTGCCGGTATGCCTTCCATCTTTCCCAAGCGTCTAAATCTAGGTCTTTCATCTCTTACCCCCTATGACTGATGGTGATTCCGCACGGTTTCGGGAGGGAATTACGCCTAACCCAAAGTCGTGCGGATTTATGACTGACGGAGCCATCCGCTGCTGGCAACTTTTGACGGGTTTCCCCGTTGTGGTTCGCGCTTCCCAGCAACACGCTGCGCGTCTAGAGGCCCACCGCCCCGGTCTAGATTTAAGCCATATCTGCGCGTGGTTTCCCCGACCAGATAGGCCGAGCGTGGTGGGGTGGTTGACAGGACTAGAACAGTCAGTCAGACTTCCATCACGCTTTAACTGCAATTCAAGCGTAAGGCTCTCCACAGGCCGCGTCAAGCCCCCGTTGCCCCCGCTCGGGGGCTTTTCGTTTCTGGCCTCCAAAAACCGCATTAGCGGGCCTGTGGGGGCTTTACCAGCCCAGCCTTTAATTGCCACAGCCGAGCCGCTGGAATAGCCCCTGCCTTTACCCATTGGCTAACTGCGCCTTTTGTTACGCCAAAAGCCTTGGCTATAGCCTGTTGGCTTCCATACCTGTTGACAAGTTTTTTGATGTCCATAATTCAACACTATAGCCGCCTAAACTTTTTTTGAGAAGGGGGTTGACGGCAAACTCGTATAGTGTGCTAAACTTTCATCCGTTGATAGAAACAACAGCCCACAGACAGGAGCAACAATGAAAACGCAAGCAGCAAAAGCCCTCGCCGCACAAAACGGTATGCACTTCCATTATTCCCCAAACTGGCGGTTGTGGGGTTTGTACCATCTTGAAAATTTAGATCGCCCCGCCGAGTACATTAGCCCGCGTCAATTGAAAGAATTTACTGATAGCGAATTCATGCGGCTTATCAAATTAGTGCGGGGTGGTTTATGAGCGTTGATCTCTCGGGATTTACCGGAACGGAAAATTATTACCGTCATCCATTCACCAAATCGTTGTATACAGATGGCGTTAAGTATTTTGCAGATGAAGCAGGGGCATATTGGTTCATTGATTTTGTAATGACGGAGTGCGACTCGCTTGTAAAGAGTGAAGGATTTTTAACTATTTTGCTTGACGTTAAAGATGGGCAAGCAATGATAGAAGTACGAGATGGAGACGGCATCAATTTTGTAGAGCGACGAATTGATTACACCGATTGCCCGGAAGGAAAATACAAATTTTATTTTATTTACGGCGAACCGACTGTTTTGCTAGTAGCATCTGAATATTAAATTTATTGGGAGCAACAGATATGTCTCACACCTGTACCACCGAACTCTATTTGCTTGGCACGCTCTGGGAAGTAGAGATTGAGTTTAGTTACGACCCTGCCGATCCTGACGTTGGCCTCTCCGAAAACGTCTACATAGAAAACGTCTGGTTACTCGGCTACGCGCCCGAGGGTGACGGCAAGTACATCCCGTGCCACATCAAGGCTGACATCCAATGTATGTCCAAGACAGATTACGAAATCTGCGAACAGGCGGTGCATGAGTACATCCGTACCGCTGCCCGAGAAGCCTTTGACGATTCACGCAGTTACGAGGATTGACCCATGCGAAACAGAGATCGCTTCATCATTTTGCTTATCGCGTTGACCGTTGTGTATTTCATGTCTGCATACGTTGACCGCTGCGATGGCGGCTGCACGACAGCCGAGGAGGCCCGCAATGGAGGACGATGACACTTGGTGGCACCAACAAGACTTGGAGATGCAGGAACGCGACGAGGAAGAACGCACCGAACGTTGCAACGCTGCACTCGCTGAACTGACCAGCATTATCAATCAAGAACTAAACAAGATTTTACGGAGCCGACAATGAGTGAATTACTGAAGATCAACGTCAACGACCACGTTGAAAAGAAAGGCAACCTGTCATACCTGTCGTGGGCGTGGGCGTGGGCCGAGGTGCTGAAGATTGACCCCGCTGCACGTTGGACGGCGCATGAGTACGGCGACCGCCCTGCTATGTACCTCCCAGACGGTACCGCCATGGTAAAGGTCAGCGTAGAGATCAAGGGCGACATCAAAACGTGCGTGTTGCCGGTGATGGACAACCGTAACCGAGCGATCCAGAACCCCGATGCGTTCTCGGTCAACACCGCGATCATGCGTTGCCTTGCCAAGTGCATCGCCATGTTTGGCCTTGGCCTCTACATCTACGCGGGCGAGGACTTGCCAGAAGGAGCCGCACCGCAAGTTGACCCCGATCTGGTCGCGCTGATCGCGGGCGCTGCATCGCTGGACGAACTGACCAAATTGTTCAAGCGCCTAACCAAAGAGCAGCGCATGACGCACATAGATGCGTTTACCGCACGCAAGAAGGAACTGACCACACCCCCGGAGGCTGCGTGAAAAAGGCAATAGTCACCGACCGATTGCAGGGGCCGCAGCAAGCCGACCGTGAGGGGTGGTTACAGGCACGCCTCGGCAAAGTCACCGCCAGCCGTGTCGCTGACGTTGTAGCCAAGACCAAGAGCGGGTATTCGGCAAGCCGTGAAAACTACATGGCGCAGTTAATTTGCGAACGCCTCACGGGCAAGCCCACCGAAAGTTTCTCTAACGCTGCGATGGAGTGGGGTACGCAGACCGAACCGCAAGCACGGGCCGCGTATAGCGCCAAGACAGGCGAGTTGGTAGAGGAGGTGGGATTTATCCCGCACCACGACATCCCCGGCTCTGGCGCGTCCCCAGACGGTTTTGTGGGCGAGGGGCTGATAGAGATTAAGTGTCCGAATACGGCTACGCATTTGGAGTACGTGCTGTCTGGTAAACCTCCTGAAAAGTACATGACCCAGATGCAATGGCAGATGGCGGTAACGGGTGCGCCGTGGTGTGAATTCTGTAGTTACGACCCACGCCTACCCGAGCATTTGCAAATGCTGATCGTGCGTGTGGAGCGTGACGCTACACGCATCGCAGAGTTAGAGGCCGAGGTGCGTAAGTTCCTCGGTGAGTTGGAAAGTAAGGTTGAGCAACTACAAAAGGTGAAACTGTGAACAATCAATACGACAATAGCGGTGTCCTCTTTAAGAACGACAAGGGCGACAACCCAAAGCGTCCTGACTACCGAGGCAGCATCGCGGTCGCGGGTGTGGACTACAACATTTCGGGCTGGATACGCGAGAGCAAAAAGTCGGGCGACAAGTTCCTATCGCTGAAGGTAGAACCCAAGACCGCCGTGAAGGGTGGCCCGCGTAAGGCCGAACCGAAACTCCCCGCCCAGAAACAGATCACCGAGGATAATTGGAGCGATCTG